ACCCCCCAATGGATGAAGGCCGCGTACGGCAGAGGACTCCCGAAGGAGACCTTGCCGCCGCTGATTTTGTACTCGAGCGATTTCTGAAGAGAGCGCGAGGCTACGCCGTAGCTTCGGTTTTTACCGATTCTACGGGAGCCGAGGGTACGTTTCGCGGCGTTGTTGACATCCTCCGCAAAGTCCTTCAATATCTGCTCGAAGAGGTTCACGAGTGTTCGCGGCCGTAGAGGATGGTGCGGTCAGTCGTGCCCGACACCTTCACCTCCTTCACAGGGAAGGGGAGGAACTGGCAAGGCTGCGTCGCGTCGAAGTTGACGACGACCTCGGCACGGTTCGAACCTTCCACCAGTCGGAAGTTGATGACGTGGGCTTCGTTCGTGGTAATGCTCAAGTGGTCGCCCACCTTGTAGCCCGTACCAGCACCGTCGCATACCAAAGCGATGAGCACCCCACCAGCGTCAAAGGCATAAGAAAAGGTGGCTCCGCTTCCATCGCTGTCGATGTTCGTGGCCGCAATGCTCGACGCAGCAGCCGCTCCGGTGTGCGTGGGAAGTCCGTTGGAGATGCCGGGGATTTGCGAGGGAGGGGAAAGCGTAACCAAAGGCGCGGCGTATTCGGTGCCAGGAGGTACGACGGTGACCTCTACGTCGACATCAGCGGCGGAGGCGATGTAGGACGACCCGACGGGCAACTCTTGGAAGTCGTCGGTCGCTTGAACGGTGAAGGATCCGTTGAGGTAGTAGTTCATTTTTTGGTTGATTTGCCGAGGATGACGGCGTTGAGGATGCGCTTGAGGAGGTCGACGATACGATCGTCAGCTTCCGTTTCGGTGATGGCCGTGATGGTACCTGCGGCGGTGATAACGGCGAGGGCGATTTCGGCCCAATGTTCGATGAAGAATTCCATGTGTGGAGTTTAGAGGGTTTCGGGTTCAGGGAACCAGCCGTGGTCGACCATGTATTGGTAGTCGCGTACGGTGGCCGTGCTCGGGATGATTTGTCCGAAGGTGATGCTCGTGTTGTTCTCGATGAGTGCTTCGAGTCCTGCCTTCTCTTCGGCGGGCACTTCGGGGAAGGCACCTACGAGGCGCGTGAGGTCCACGTCGGGCGAGCAGTAGATGACGAAGTCGAGGTCTACCTGTAGGGCGTGCTGGTCGCCGTCAGGGTGTGCGATGACACCGAAGACAGTCCCGTCGGCTTGGTAGTCGTGTTGCTTCGCTTCGGGTGCGGTGATGTTGTAGAGTTCGCGCGTGATGAGTTGGGCGCGCTCTTGCGACGTGAGTTCGTCGTTGGGGAGGGTTATGATATAGCTCATGAGTAGATGTCGTAGAAGTCGTTGATGTTGGTCTCGATGCCTGTGCGGTTGCTTGTTTCGTCAGAGTTGTATAGTATAAACTCTTGGAATTTGCCTTTCCAATGAATGGCCGCCCCGTCGTATCTCGCACCCAAAACCACGTCACCGCCAATTGCCTTTTGGGTATATGGAAGCCCCGTGTTTGTTGATGTTCCGTTAAGATAGCTGGCGCCACTATTCGGGGCAACCATGTGAATCGATGTGACTGATTGTGTCGTGTGCGTGTAGCCTAAACCTCTAAATGAGCCATCGTAGTAAACGCCAGTTGTACTGCCTCTCGCGTCAATTATGAATCTGCCGGTGACTGGGTCTAGAGTGTCAAACAAATAATTCGAAAAAGTGCCCGTTGATGTATTTATGCCGACGAAAAAGCATCCATAATTGCTGGCTGCGTTTGTTAAACCAGTCAATACAAAATGTTCAGTAAGACCATCCAATTCTATCGCAGGCTTTCCGTTCTCTGGAATGATTGACCCGCTCGATACAATCTGAGGCTGGTTTGCCGTCGTCGTCTGCTCCGCATCGTTCCCTCCCGGACCTTGGTCGTACCAAACTTTGACGAAGCCGTTGGTACCTGCACAGAAAGCCTCCAGAGAAGCCGTGTCGAGGTTGCCCTGCCCATCGAAGTAGATGTCCAGCTCGTCGTTGTTTGAAGCCCTCCGCACACGCACCGCAGGCCCCGTATAGGCCGAGCGTAGGCGACGCAAGGAATAAGCCGCAGCAGCACCCTCGTAGGTATCGAGAAGGTACGGCGTAGGCTTGGGGAAGACGTACCGGCTGCGCTGGTCCATGATGAGGACCTGCCTATCGGTGGAGTCCGCCACCCGCATCTTGGTCACAGGGAACGGGATGGGCTTGTTGGGCTTGGCCGCTCCCATGCTGACCGACACCGTGGCGGCATTGCTTCCGTCTACGAGGCGGAACTCGATGGTATGGCCTTCCGTCGTGTCGATGGACAGCTTGTCCCCGACCTTGTACCCTGACCCCGCGCCGTCGGCGGTGAGCGTCGTGAGGACTCCGAGCGTGTCGAAGTCGTAGGCGAAGGTGGCACCCGAGCCGGATCCTGTGATGGTGGTGGCGGCGATGCCCGACCCCGATGCCGCGCCCGTATGGGTGTGGGTTCCGTTGCTGATGCCGGGCACTTGGTTTTGAACTCTTCCGAAGGCACTCCAGTCGCGCGTCACGGCCGAGCCGTTGGTGGGGATGTAGGCGGTGGCTGTGTTGCCGACTTCGAGTTGTGCGCCGTAGACATAGATTTGGTCCCCTGTCGTCGTACCGAACGTTGGTGCGCCGATACGGATGTCGCCCTGCGTTTGTGCTTGATTTTCAAAAACCAAAGTGAGGCGGTACCACCCATCTCCATAATCCTGCGAGCTTGTATCTAAAACAGCGGGCGTCGAGCCTGTGAATGATTGGTCCGAAAAAACGAATGTCGTGATGGCATCATTGCCGCTCTCAAATGAGCGCAGCCCGACCCTAGTAGCATCAACGGATTTGACGAAGATGCTGTAGGTGTAGGTCGTCGATGCAGTCAAACCTCCAACAAATGAACCAATCCTGTTTGGGCCTCCCGAAGTGGCTCCAAAATCCAGAAGGGCGGCGTTTGTAATTCCTTCGGGAGATGTTCCTTGGTTATCCGTAACTGTCGTTGTGCCTGCTTCAGTCCATTGTTCAAAAGCTTGGGAATAGTCGACCAGGTTCGTCCGTGGGATGAAGAGAGGGGCGGCGTATTCCTTCCCGTCGGGGACGACCGTCACGTTGAAGGTGTCCGGAAGCGTTACGGGTTCCCCATTGGTTGGGACGTAAGAGGTAGCTGTGTCGCCTTCTTCAAGCTGTGCCCCCCAAAACAAAATCTCACCCGAAAAACCAACGCTGCCTACATAGCAAGTATAAGCGTCGGTCGGTGTTGCTCCCGTAGTAAACTGCACCTCAATTCGTGTCCAATCGCTGGTGTTGATTTCAGAGATGTACGAAGTTGCGGCAACTACGTCCGAGGCGGCGGTGTTGTTATAGACCCGATACGCGGCACCGTCCGCATCAATGTTTTTCGCATAGAAGCTGAAAACGTAGTTCGTGCTTGCTGACAACGTTTGGGGCACGGTGCGTAAAATCCTGTAGGCGAAGGTCGAACTATCCCAGCTTGTCGCGGTCGTTGTTCCATCGGGGGCAGTTGCGGCGTTTGGGGTCAGAGTCGCTCCCGAAAGGTTCTGCCATTGTGTAAAATCCTGCGAGTCCGGCAAGAGGTTCGTAGTGAGGTGGTAGGCAGGGTCGGCGAGGTATCCGTTGACCGTCTGTACGTCGGACGTGGCGTTGCCCGTGAAGCTATGTCGGAGTTTCCAGTTGTTCATGAGAGTGGTGTGTTGCAGGAGTCGTAGGTGTAGGGCACCGCGATGGCGATGTCGAGGAGACACCCTGCCAAGACGTTGGAGGTGGTTTCTTCGAGGGGGGTGACGCTGGCCGAAGTCACGTCGTAGTTGTAGCCAAACGTGAAGATGATGCCCCCCGTCTGAATGTCGGCGAGGATGTCCTCGGCAATCTGCTCGGAGTCGCTGAAGGACTCTTTTTGGTAGTCGACCTTGTCCGTCGCGCTTGGGGGTAGCGTCAAGATGTACACCTCGAGGTTGTAGGTCTTGGTGCGTTCGGTGTTGTAGTCCGCTCCCGTGTACACGAGATGGACGAGCGGGTAGCGTTCGAACTTGTCCAAGTCCACATCCGAGGGGCTACCATGCGAGAAGGTCTGCACCATAGGATGGTCGGCGCAGAAGGTCTCGAACCGTTGGACGATGTTGTTGTAGGTGATCATGCTTTGCGCTTGTGGTCGAGGTCCTTCAGGAAGGCGAGGTGGGTGAATAGGTGTCCGATGGGTGAAGCCGTGACCGCATCCATCTTGAGATAGTCCTCGCCAGCCAAGGAGTATAGGACGGGATACCATCCCCACTTGTTAGCAAACTCATCGCCTCCCTCGTCTTTTGAATCAAAGAGGACCGCAAAGTGTTCAGCAGTTCGGTTTCGGTAGTCCAAAAAAAAAGGAGGGCACCCGACACGAGCGGCGCGGGCATATCGAGGAAGACCTCTTTGTCCTCCTTCGCCGTGTACGGCAGGATGGTGTACTTGTCTCCCCACTTCCTGTCGACGGGTCGGTACAAGATGCTCATGGCTTTGTGTGCGTGCTTCCAGAAGTCGGTAGTGCACTCTTCCATGTCGATCCACTCCCCCGTCGTGAACTCCTCCCAGTTCGGGATAAAGCCGTACTTGATGCCTCGCAGCTCGATGATTTCCTTGTGCTGGGCGTGCTCCTTGGTGAGGAGGTGCGAGAGGTGCGCGTCGGCTTCGGTGACGAGCTTGTGGGGCATCTCTCGCAGCTTGGTGGTAGGTACGCCTGTGACCGCCGAAACCCGCTTGACAGGGTCGGTCTCCGATTCCAAGGCCATGAGGTGGCCAAGAGTAAGATCGGCAAAGTGGGCGGGAAGGCGAAGCTCCATATTCTTATAACTCATGGGAGGGTGTTTTCTGAAGTTATCCGAGGGCATATTTCCCGAAGTTCGGGTTGGTCTGGTTCCATGTGATGGCGTAGCGGCTCGCGTCGATGAAGTGGTTGAAGGCATCTACGGGTTCGTTCAGGTGCCGCCCGTTCTTGTCTTCCTTGTACTTGTAGTTGCGGAACTCCTTGATGCCGTTTACGCTTCGCTCGGTGATGAAGAGGGGACGCGACCGGAGGAAGTCGATACCTGCCCGCACGGAGTCCGGCCCCTTCCTTGCGGGGTGGATGTTGAAGCCGTGCCCGTGAATCTCGTCTATGGACTTGGGTTCGGCAGAGTCGGCCACTATCATGGCCTTGCCTACCTCCTCGTTTCGTAACGTCTGGGCGATGGCCGCATTGGTGAGGCCCGTGGCGTAGCATACCTCATCGAGGCAGAAGCCGTGGCCGTCGGTGTACACCTTGACTATGGCTGTTGGGTCGTTGGTGTATCCGAAGTCGAGGCCGAGGTTGAGCAGCTTCCATCCGTCAGGTACTTGGGGTACTGTCTTCCAATGCGTGAAAATAGTGGCACGGGATACGCCGCGCTCGCCCAAGCCGTAAACCCTCCAGTAGTCGTGGTCGGCTTCTTTGAGTCGTTCAATCTCTTGAACGGTGGACGCGGGGAGGAAGGGGTTGTCGAGGTAGGTGGTCTTGAAGAACTCATGGTCGTCGCGTGTGAGGATGTGGTCGTATATCCAATGGAACTCGTCGGAGGGGTTGTAGTCGATGATGGCCCGCCCTGTCGTCCGGAGCATGAGCTGTCGCCAATCTTCGAGGGTGAGCTCGTTGGCTTCGTTGACGAAGAGGATGTCGCGCTTGCGTCCCCTGACCTTCTGGGGCTGGTCGACCGAGATGAACTCGACGAGGTTGCCGAAGAGGTAGTAGGTGGCTTCGGACTTGTTGTGGAGCTCGACGTTGTAGATGTCCTCGCGTTCGAGGATTTCGAAGAAGTCACGCATAACCGACGCACGAATCGCGGGGAAGGTCTTGCGGGCGATGGTGATGACGGCCCCTGAGTTCTCGTTGCGGTGGCACAGTTCTATGAGGGCGGTGAGTATAGAGTATGTCTTCCCGCTCCGCGTGCCCCCTTGGTGGACTTGGATTTTCGCGGGCGAGTTCTTGACGTGGTAGTATGTGGCGGGCTGCT